AATATACTCTGTAAACTATCATCAAATACTTTAACACCATCTTTAGAATCTTTTATAATTCTTTGCGCCCATGGATCTCCTTGTTCTGCAAGCCTATCAATTCCTCTTTTCATTTTAAAATTTACTTCATCATGAGTAACACCTAATATTTTACTAGCTTTATTAGATGCTCCTGCACCTATCATTCCAAGTCCAAAAGCAGCTAGACCACCAGTCATTACTTCTCCTTGAATACGAGGAAGATCTAGTTCACCTGTTTCTGATAGTTGTTGAATAGTACTGTAAGTTGCAAGTGTTGGAGTAGCAGCTGCAGCAGTTAGTGTACCTTTAGTAATTCTTGGTATAACAGATGAAACTTGCATACCTATTTTAGTAGCTTGTGCAGCTTTAACTGCCCATCCACCCCAAAACCAAGGTATTAATAAATAAGGATCAGCTACTAAAGAATTCACCATTTCACCAGCAAACATAGCTGGATTAGATTGTATACCTTCTTTTACTGCTTCAAATGAAAATGGTTGTGTAGATAGTGAATAACCATATCTTTGATACATAGCTGTATGATAATCATATTCATCACCAGATTTAATATCTGGGTTTGATTGTAACCAGTCAAATGATTCTTGAGCTTGTTTACCTTTAGTTTCACCGCTAGCTATTTGATATGCTGCTACAGGTAAACTATTATATCTCCATAGTTCGAAAGGACTTTTAAGTGTTTCTAGAAATCCTTGTTTATCTGGTTCTTGTGTAGCTCTGTTATATTCATCAGTTAAACTAAAATCAGTAACAAATGTAAATGGTTTTGTTCCTAGATCTTCATTAATACTTAAAGTACTAGATGTAGCAGGAGCTAGTTTAGTTGCAGTACTTGCAATATTTTTAGGATATACAAACTTAAAAGCCATTACATATTTTTGTTAGCGTTAATTAATTTCATAATTTCTGCAACAACTTGATCTCTTGACATCTCAGGGTTAGCTTTCATATTAGCTTCTATTAATTGTTCTAATGGATCTGATTGCGAACCAGCAGATAAATCAATAGTTGGTCTAGCAGGTATAGCTGGTCCATCAAAGAATCCTTGACCAGATGCTGGTATTTCTGTAAAAGATCCACCTGCTTCATATTTATTTACAACAGATGCTATAGCTTTATTAATACCCATGTCTTTAATTAATGGAGCAACTTCATTAGCAATTCTATCTGACATAGTATTTAATTGACTATTTAATTCTATTTTTTCACTTAAATCTTGTCCTGGAAAGTATTCTCCTTTTATGTAGTTTTTAACACTTTTAGTTACATTAGATAAATTAAAGTCTTTTGGAAATGGTCCTTCATCAGTTGCAGTTTTTTCAGTAGTTGGTTTCTCTTGTCCTGGAAAAACTCTTTCATAACTACCATCAGCTTTTAAAAAGTATTTAAGACCATCATCACCTGTAACTATTTTATCAGCAGTTGTTTTTGTTTCTGGATTATTTAATTGTTCTAATCTTGTTTTATTAAGATCTGTTCCTGTTTGTATTCGTTCTAAATTAGCATTATTATAAGCTGCTTTAAATAATCTATCTTGAGTTTGTTGCCTTACTTTAATTCCTGAAAGTAATACATCAGTAAAGTCTCCACCATTTTTAGCTGTTTGATGCATAACTAATGCTTCATAAAAACCTGGTGATGACATATTATCTGAAAAGTTTTGAGCTATACCAGTTAGTTTTCCAAAGAAAGAATCATCTTTAGTTTTGTTAGTTTCTAATGTTGATGATAAATCTAAACTTAAATCACTAATTTGTTGATTGCCAGTAGTACCAATAAGAGAACTAATATCAGATTGTGTAGGTTTAACTTGTTTAGTTATTTTTCTTTGAGGAGCATTCATTTGTTGAGTTAAAATATTTTGATTATCATCAGAAGTCATTTGACCTGTAGCTCTTCTATATTCTTGTGTTGGTCCTAGATCTGTAAATCTAGATGATTGAAAAGGTAAGTTAGTAGAAAAACTACCTACTGGTGAATTGTGTCCAGGTTTGTGTACCATATAATCTCCTATCCTAATATTCCGCCTAATGCACCAATAGCCATACCAGCTGGATGACCACCAAACATTTGTGATCCCATGTATGCACCAGTCAATCCTGATAGTAATGGATTAGCAGATGGTCCAGTTGTATATTGAGATGTACCTCTACCTGCAATTGGATTAATTAAACTAGCGTATTGTTGTAATCTCATAAATGGAGATTGTTGTTCATAATCAAATCTAGCTATCTGATCTTGTAATTGTCTACCAGCTAAATCTTCATAAGCAGCACCAACTCCACCAAGTCCAGATATACCCATGTTAATTCTTTCATCCATACCACCTTGTAATCCTGGTAACATACTAGCTCCTGACATTCTTCTTCTAAACATAGCTTCAGTTGCATCTTGTCCACGACCTATATCGGCTTGACTAGCTCCATACAATCTTCTTTGTTGAGCTTCTAATGCTTGTTGTTCTCTTCCTATTTGAGATTGATCAGCTCTAAATTGTCTACCAATTGCTCTCTCACCAGATTGTAATTGTCTTGTTCTTTCAGTCTCAGCAGCACTTTGGGCAATAGGTGCATATGCTTGAGTAAAGGCTCTACTAGCAGCAGCTTGAGCAGCAGGACTAGTTCCTGTTCTACCCATAGCACCAAATTGAGATTGAATATCTCCCATAACATCACTACTAATTGCACTTCTTACATCACTTAAATAATCAGCTTGTGGTGTAAGTTGATTATAAGCATTATCTAAACCACCAGATTGTCTATTCATAAAACTAGATCCAATACCGATACCAAGATTTGGTCCTCCATAAGAAGTTCCCATAGCTCCAGTTGCAGCATCAGTAGCTGTGCCTACAGCTGTATTATAAATTGATGATGGACCCATTAGGTCATAAGCTCTAGCTCTTTGTAAGTCCAAAGCAGCAGCTGTATCTGGTGCAAATGGTACTACAGTTGAACCTGGAAAATATGATTTACCTGCATCACTTTGATAAATGTTTTCCGCTTCTGACATTATATCTTTTAGATATGGTTCAGATGGTTCATATGGTTTTTCAGTAGTAACCTGTGTGTTTCCTCCGCCAGATGACATATATTATTCCTCCAATTTTTTCTCTAGTATATAGTGTGTTATTTTATAATTTTGGTTTTTTAAAAGTTTAGACCAACCAGGTCTAGCATATGTTTCAATATGTGTACAACCTTGTTGTTTAGCATAATCTTCAACAACAGTCATTTTATCTTGCCATTGTTTTCTGTTACGACCAGTAACAATAAAAACATTCAATGCTTTTGAGTTTGTTCTTTGAAGAATCTTAGTAACTCCACAACCTTGAAAGTTTTGTTTTTTATTTACATTCCATAGGATCCATAGTTGCATTTCACCTTTAGTTAATGAATCATAAATATCTTCTACATTAAAATGATTACCTGAATATTTTAATGCTTTATCAATAGAATCTTTACACATAGGAAAAACTTCATTGATATTTTCAGTAGGTATAAATACAGGTTCTGTCATGTAATTTCTAAATAACTGATTACCACATGAAGATCATTAGCATTTTCTGCTTGAAATTTTAAATCTTCATCTGTGTTCATTACTAGTGGACTAGTTAATAATTCTTCAGTTGTTTTAGCTGTTATGTTCTTTTGTTTAAATAAACTAAATACATCATTTGCAGTATTCAATAATGTTACTGTTACATGAGATGCATTACTTGTATCATCATTAGATACTAAAATAGATTTAATAATAGAAGTTGTATCTTCTGGTACTACATATAATGAAGTATCATCAGTAGTTGTTAAATCAACTTTACTATTCTTGTATGTGTGAGCCATCTTCTACTCTTTTCCAAAATTCATCAAGTGCATTTTCGTGTTCGCAGTTAGAACATTTGCATACAGCACATTGTCCATTATTGCTACAATGACATTCGTGATTACAGTTTACGCAAGAAACCATGATACTACCTCCTGGTTTTCAGAGTTATGATATCTTACTAATTGATTAGTAATATCTTCTGATACTAATTGATATTCATATGTAGATAACAATATACCCTGTAAAGTATATGCAGGATAGTTATAAACATATTCTAAATTTTGTTTACTAGCCATTAATATCTTCCAGCTCCACCACGTCTACCACCAGTGCCACCAGTGGTTCCTGCATCTGTACCTGGTCCTGCGGTGTCTCCGCCGAAGCCTCCGCCTCCGCCTCCACCACCTTCTCCTGCGCTGTCATTATCAGGTTTAGTTTTTGTTTTTACTTTATCATCTTCAGTTGTAGTAGAAATTTCACCTATTGGAGTTCCAGCTTGGAAGTTTCCTTGACTATTAATAAATCCAGGAGTGTTTCCTACTGTAACTTTATCACCTGGTTGTAAACCAGAAGATAATACACCAGATGGTGCATAACCAGTTCTATAACTTTCTTGCACTGTAGCTGCAATTTCGTTTGCTATTGCATTTCCATATTGACTTCTTATACGATCTAGTTGATTGCCATAAGAGTTACTACCCAATAAACCACTTAACATTCCTGCTGGAGTAAATTGTGATAAAGCACTATAATCTGTTAAGAAATTTGACGCTAAAGAATTAGGATCAAGAACTTCTATTCTACCAGATACTGGATTTATTTTAAGGTTCATTCCACCAATACGTTCTAGACCTGATTGTGTACCAGCCATATCTCTTTCTTGTCCTGCTCCACCACCACTTCTGTTTTTTGCAACTTGTCCAGTTTCAGTTTCAATAGGATCCATACTTCCATCAAAATTAGTACCACCAAATCTTTTAGCATATCCTGGATCACCATAATCAATACTAGAATCATATACCCCTGTGTTATCACTAAGTTGTCCTCCTGGTGTTCCAAAGATTATTTGGCCAGTATTAGGATCTACTCTAAATCTATTTTGTGCAACTTTTCCTGATGGTGTATCTATAAAATTCATTTCATCTTCTGGTATAGTTTCAAAATAATTACCTGTGCCTGGTATCATTTGAGTTCCTAGTAATCCATTATTTTGTGATATAACATTTTGTAATGCTGATGGATTATTTGCAGTTAATCTGCCATAACTAAGATTTCTATATTTTGCTACAAGTTGATCAAATGTTGACATTATCTATATCCTTCTTTTATTGCTTCTACATCTAAACCTTGTGCATCAGTCCAAGTAGATGCAGCTGGTATTTGTAAGTTAAATTTAAAATATCGTGCTGATTTATGAAATGGTATAGTTCCTGTACTATGCATAGTATTTTGAGATGTATTACTTTGAGTATCTGCTATTCTATTTCTAAATGATGCAGAACAAGTAGCAGAATTTGTATCTACAATAGGTCTAACATGAGTTAGTAATGCACGATTATTTTTGACTAACTCAGTTTCACCTGTACCAATTTCTGCTGCTAAAGTATCACCTTCAAAAGAACCTAATTTATGATCTGTATTAAATGCACCTACACTTCTAAGTCCACCTATAAACAATGCATTATCTAATGAAACAGTTATAGCATCAATATCATTTGTTCCTGCGCTTGGATAATCATCTAGTTCTTCTAATGTATAACCAGGTGATAAGTAATCAATAATACATTCATGATCTAATTCTACGACAGACCATCTATCACTAGCAATATGATATATTAATATCTTATCATTTTGTGTACCTGAGTTAGCTCCAGTAGAAGATGGGTAAGACCACATAACTAATTTATTTTGGTGATCATAAGATGCTCTAATTCTTTCTCTTAAGTGAAACTTTAAATCATTATAGAAAAAACGATCAACTTTATTAGCTCCTATAGGTCTTGATGCAGATCCATCAGTAACATAAAATCCATCTTCAGATAAATAGTATACAAGGTTTCCAACTTGGATTACATTTTTACCTTGAACAGCACCTCTATTATCTTCTATTCTTCTAAAAGAAAATACAACATTACCACCTCTATAATCCATTCTAGTAATACGAGATTCTTGAAATATCAATCCATATTGTCCACCAGTAACTCCAGTAATAACACCACCTTCAGGTAATGTTTCTGAATCAGATTGATTAGTTCCAGCAGTCCAGGATGTAGGACTATTAAAACTAGACCATTGTACTTTGTTTTGTGCAGTTGGTTGATATCCTGTAACAACAAAGTTACCTACAACAGCAGCATGTCTAAATGCAGGAGGTGATCCTGAAAGAGCAGCAAAGTCAGTTGATCCATCAAGTGTCCAGGCTTGTGGTGCATCATCACCATTAAAAGCAATAACTACCTCACCGAATCTAATAAAATCCCAATAAGAATCAGCAGGAAAACTAAATGTAGTTCCACCACTTTCATCTACAAATGAATTAGATGTTAGTTTATATAGTTTAGTAGCATCACCTGCAAATATAGAAACTACACCACTATCTGATTTAAATGCTTTTGCACCTTGGCATCTTGCAGTAGTTCCGTTACTAGATGTTGCAGTAATTTCTTTAAATGGTCTGTAACTATTTACAGCAGGAAATACATTCAATGCTTGTGTTGAACCTGGATTCACATGATTTGGTAAATCTGGTAACCATTCTCCAAAAGGTAATTGCATTAGTCTACGTTATCTAAATTATTAATATTAATATCTGATCTTTGTACTAATGGAGTTCCATTGTATTTATCAAGATCATCTGCATCTTCTACTTGTTTTATAGCAGCTTCATACTGTGTTTTAAATTGTACAACAGTTCCCTGATCCATACCTCTAATAAATGTAGATGCAAAATATAATGCACCAAATAAGTAAACATCAGGATGATTTGTAAGAATATGATTAGTAGTAGTTGTACTACTTAAACTGTCAAAGGCTTTATAAAATGTTAACCTCGCTGTTGCAGCTGTATCAGGAACAGGACTAAATCTAAAATTAGAACCTTCAATAGAGTATACTCTTGGTGTACCTGAATTATTAAATCCTTGTGTATTAGCTTGATGAAATGGTGTCATTACTTGTAAAGCTCTATCTGGTGTAGGACTTGTAAGAACAAAACTTCTTACTTGTAAGAAACCAGTTGGTAATGCTTCTGTTTCTGCGTCAATAGTAAATGAACTATCTACTGTTTCCATTGATCTAATTCTTAATCTACGATTAAAATCAGCTTCTGTTAAATCTATAAAGTCATCTATCTCAGATGTTAAATCATCTCTAGCTAGGAAATTAGCTATTGCTATTTTTAAATTTGCATAATTATTTAAAGCCATTATAACTTCTTACTCCCAATTCTAAAGTTTTGAAATTCGTTACTGTTTACCATTTTCTTAATTACATCACTTTGTTGATCTTTATCTAATTTGTACCAGTTAGAGTGACCATGTAATTCTTTTGTTTTTATTTGTAGAGCAATCAATGGTATTTGTGCAATCCTTTGAAAGTCACCTTTTTGTGCTTCAGGTATATGATTTCTAAATATTTTGTTTTCTTCAAGAATTGGTGTTACATCCTGTGTCTTTTTTACAACAAGTTTGTGTTCACTTCTATCTACATAAATATCTTGATTAGGATTGTAAATATCTTCCATATTATAGCTCCGTTACATCAACATCATAAGCATCAACTAGAACTCTCCAACCATAAGTATCATTGTAGAATACTAAACCAATACCAGTATTTTGAGTTGTTATGGTTAAGTCGTTAGTAGCTCCTTGTATTTTCTTTGAGTTGCGACCTACTGTCAAGTTATTGGAATCAAAAGATGCAGTTGCATCAAGTACATGAACTTCATCACCAGCACTTGGACTGGCAGGAAGCGTAATTGTAAATGCACCACCTGAAGTATCGCATAATATTTTATCACCAGCAACAGCGGTATAGTTTGCTGTTTTAGTTAAATTGTAATTTATATGTGATTTAGTATTTAACTGTGTTTGTATTGCTGAGGTTACGCCATTAACATAACCAATCTCTGTTGAAGTTGTAGTTGCCACTGAAACATCACCACTACCATCCGATACTAATGCTCTTGATGCTGTAAGGTTCTCCATCTTGCTAAATACAATAGCAGCACTAGATTTAATATCAGCATTTACAATATTTGTAATTGTATTATTATCTGAGTCTATTGATTTGTTTGTTAGTGTATCTGATGAACTAGCAGTTATACCACCAATATCTGATAACACTTCAGATGCAGAACGACCTTCTACAGTTGTTCCAGCTATTCTTAAAAAATCATCATCAACTACACCAGATGTAAATTTGGGTACATTTGTATTAGCTATACCAAATGTAAGTGTTGCTTGTTTTGCATCAAGTTGATCTTGAATAGCACTAGTAACACCATCAACATAATTTAATTCAGTAGTAGAAAGAGTAGCTCCATCTAGTATTTCTAATTCTGTTTCATCAATAGATGCACTACCAATAATAAATCCTGTAGCAGTAACTGTAGAATTAAATGCAGCAGCTCCAGCTTCTGACATATCTAATGTTAATGCTGTAATATCTGAAGTGTTATCTGTTCCTTTAAATATAATATCAGTATCACCAGCTTGCGCGTCAATAGTAATGTTTCCAGAACTTGTTGCTATAGTAACAGCAGCATCACCAGTTGTTATATTATCAGCAGCAATACTTGTAGCAACAGAAGATATAGCTGTATTTAAATTTGAAAATGTTATTCTTTTTGTTGAACCTGCATCCGTATCGACTACGACAAATTCATCATCATTAGCTGGTGAGCTTAATGCTGTTAATGCTGAAATCTTACTATCTGCCATTTATAATCCTTTATTTAATCTTTTGTGTTTATTCATAGAACTAGTTTTTAGTTTTGTTTTATTAGGATTTCCAATAGATGTTCTCTTTGCTATCCTTATATGAGCTTCGTAGCTCTTTGCTTTTTTAGCCATTAGCTAGGAATAGGTCTGCCACTAAATACAGTACCAACTGCCTGTTCTAATTTAATATTGTCACCAGCTTCTAGTAAAATATATGTACCATCTTCTAACTGTAAGTTATCATTTGGTGTATCTGTTCTTCTATCTCTATATCTATCTTGTCCTCTTTTCGAGAATCTAGAAAGTAGTGTCATTGTGATAATTCAGTTACTCTTGATGTTCCATCAGTAGAACCAACTCTTAGTACTGCAACTTTTGTACCTGGTGTAACTCTAAAATATTCAGGTGTAAATGCAGGAACAATAATACTAGATGAACTAGCGGTAGGAGATGTTGCATTCATTTCAACATAAGCATCTACAGTAGTTACAATTCTTATTTCTCTTGTTTGTGCAGAGAATGCATTTGATGTAGCAGCTGATGAATTTCCAACAGCAACTGTTTGTGTTGTTCCTAATTTAAAAGTAGTTGGTGATTTATAATCAGTCATAGTTACTCCGTTAATTCTGAAATGTATAATGAGCCATCACTTGATGCTCTGATTGCTGAGATAATATTTCCTTCAGTAACTTTAAATACTTCATAATCTTTTGCAGCTATTGGTGTTGCAGCACTAGTTGCTGTAACAGCTGGATTACTTATAGTGATAAAACAATCTGTAGTTGCATACAATCTCACATATCTTACATGAGCAGATATAGCAGAACTATTTGCAGCTGTGCCTGTATAGTCTACTTTTTTAACTACTCCACTTAATTTATAATACATAATTTTTCCTTAAAATAAAGGGGGGAGCCGAAGCTCCCACCCTAATTATTATTATTGGTTAATGTCTAAAATGATACCGTGTGCGGCTTCATTTCTCATTTCCAATGTCCACTCAACTAGGAGTTGTTTCTTCTCAGAATCACCAGTCTTTGCAAGATCAGCAATTTGGAAGTCTCTTAGATAAGCAGCAGCAGCCATATCAGATTGTAGCATTAGACATAGACTTTCACTAGTCGTAGCCATAACTCTATTTGGTACTAACTTAATATCACCAAAGTCTGAGCTATATACATCAATAGCAGCATATTCTGTTCTAGATTCTGCTGGACCAAAACGAGTTGTATTCGCATTAAATCCAGAGATAACTTGTTTAACAGATGGCGGAACAACTAGAAGATCTAGGTCTCCACCAGATTCATAAACCTCTTTGATAACAGTCTTTAAGATTGTTTCAGTAAGGTCTCTGTCTGTACCTGAGTTAGGTAAGTCAGTTCCAGAACCAGTAGAAAGGGAACCTGAAGTTCCTGCATCACCATTAGTTGCTATCCATGTTGGAATAGAACCCATAGCTCTTGCAGCAGTAGCAGATCCTACAGCTTGAACTTGTCCTTTAATAAGAGCAAATTCCATGTCTTTCTTTAGTTCTTTTGATTTTTTAGCAATTTGATATGCCATTTCGTCAGCTCTACCAGCAGCATTAACTGCACTTTGAGTTCCTGATAATGCAATAGCTTTATCTTGAATCTGTGTGAAGTTAAATGCTCTAGTTGTAGCAACCATAGCATCAATTGTTACGTCATCACCTTCGATAACTGAGTTAGCAGCAGGTGCAGCAAGTGCATCTAGTTGCCATTCGTGCTTTGTTGAAGCAGCAGTTGTTCTAGGGATGGCAGAAAGTATAGGGGTATCTTCAGGGGATATTGAATAAATCACATCCACTAAATCTTCCCTTATACCAGTAGTATCGTACGTATCGTACAAGTTGGTCGGTTGTGCCATAAGGCCTCCTTATTTAAAGTAAGTCTCTGAAAAGTTTTGCAGCGTCTTTTACCTCGCCAGTTTTTCTGAGACGATTTAGTTTATTAGCTTTAAGTTTTGCATCAATCTCTGCTTTTCTTTTTGATGTTCCAGACTTAATAACTTTAGGAGCATTAACAACTTTCTTTTTAACTTTGGGATTTGCTTTACGAATCTTATCATAAGCAAGAGCATCTTTAATAAGTAATACTTGTCTATGATCATAAACAGTATTTATCTCTTGTTCATTAAATCCATATTTAGATAAAAGGTTTTTCATTTCACCTTTCATAACAGAACTCTTTTGAGGGTTTGCAAAGTCAGGTATAAGTTGAACAACTTTACGCTGTTCATTTTCTATATGCTTTTTAAGCTCTACACTTTGAGCTTGCATAGTCTCATATTGAATTCGTTCCAAGTTTTCAGCTCTCTTACGCATTTTGTGTTCGAGCTTACTTGCTTCGACTGGATCATCTTCGTATAGTTGTTCAAAGTCTATGTTGCCATACTCAGCATTAAGCTGTGATTGAGCAGCAGAAGTTAATTCATTTAACTTACTTAGCTTTTGATTTATCTCTGTTTGAGATTCTTTTAACAAATCATTATACCTTGATCTCTCTAAGGATAAGTCTTGTTTACTTCTAGTATAATCAGCTTCTCGTTGGTATCCCTGAAGTAGTTCATCAAGGGTGACCTCAAGTTCTTGTCCTTGGACTTTCACTCTATAAAAAGGTTCCTCTGAACTTTCATCAATATCTTGTTCAGCTTCATTCTCCGTAGCAGTTTCTATATTTTCATCAGGAGTTTCTTCCTGGTTCATATATGGAACATCACTAGGATTTACAGTATCATCATCTTGATCTTCTTTAGTATCAATTTGATTTTCTTCAACTGCTTCAGCAGGTGCTTCAGTTTGTTCTGTAGCAGGTGCTTCTTCAGTTGTTTGATTGCTCATAAGACCAGCAATGGTTTTACCAGCATCTATTACATTCATAGCTTCATCAGCCATAGTACACTCCTTATTGGTTGGTGTTTATATTACACTCCCTGAATGGGTTGGTGTTTATTTCTTGCGAAGTTCTTCTAGTTGTTTACCTGCAAGTTTTCCAGTTTCCATAATAGTACGGAAATGGTTTTCAACTTTTCCTAAAATTTGATATGCCAGGTATATTTTTAATCTAGCATCATCATCTTTTGGAGCAGTTTGAAATATTGCTTCTTCGTATGAATTCTTTAATGAGTCAAAGGTTTCTTGGAAGAGACTATCTTCAAGTATTGCTTTGGCTCTAGTACCTCTATCAACTTCTTTCTGTAGGTTCGACATTTAATTCTATAGATGTATTACTTGGTTGAGGTTGTAATAATTGTTTTGTTGCAGCATCTAACATTTGTTTATTGCTTTCAGATATTCCTTTAAGTGTCATAGCTTCTCGCTTGATTGCTTTCTCATCAATATCTGACTCGTACTTCATCTCAAGTTCTTTGATTTTTGCTTCAAAGTCAAGCATCATTTTTTGGTACTTCATCTCAATCTCACGCATTCTATTTTCATATTGCATTTGAGCAGCTGCAGCTTTTTGTTGTGTTTGTATTTGTGATACTTTTTCAAACTCAGTAGGTTGAGGCGGTTGTTGCGGTGGCATATTTCTCATACCAGTTTGTGGATCTGTAAAGTATGAACCAACATCTTTAAGTCCTGCATTCTCTATTATCTTAGATAGAGTATTATATATATTATTCATATTAACTATTGGACCAGCTGGTGAGCCTTGTAATTTAATAGCTTCAACTTGTTGTCTAAGTATTTGATTCAAGATACCAAGTTGTTGATCTCTTGATCCTGTACCTAATCCAACTTGAATACTTACATTACAACGATCTCTCCACTCCATAGGATTCATTGGAACAAAGTTATTTCTAATTTTAACAATTCTTTCTTTATCTTGAAATTTAACAACTAATTCAAATATCTTTTTGAATATTTCTTTTACACCAGTTTCAGCAAAGATTCTTGCAATCAATTCAATTCTCATTTGTGATTGTGATAGAATAGTATTTATACCTGATGCAGTTTTATTTAATGAATCAGTATCCATTCCCTGGTTGTATTTAGTAACACCACTTCTATTTTCTTTTACAGTATCTAAATATTCAAGTAATGGAAATGCTTGTTGATTAATAGTTTGTGTCTGCATAGGCATCATAACTTGTCCTGGTGCAGTTTTAGTTCTTACAATTCCGCCTGGTCTATTTGTCAATAGATCATCAAGATTAACCTGACCATCCATAACAGCAACTCTGTTATTGTTTGTTAGGTACATATTATCTAACAACTGTCTCATAACAGTAGATTTAATTAATTGAATATCTTCTACTAACTCTGATACTGATCTACCATAAAATCTATGTGGTACAATAATAGGTGTAATAGAACAGAAAGGAACTGAATCAACAATTACATCATCCAAGATTGTGTAGTTATTATCGCCTGCGCTTGTGATCTTTCTAAGTTCTGCAATACCATCACCATCTTCATCTATCTTCATATATGATTCAAGCACTACTACTTCTTGTGTAGATTCATCACCTACTGATCTATCAAAGTCATCATCAAGATTTCTGTGTCTTGTTACTTTTTCTTCATTGTATCTTTGTGAATTATTTTCAGATAAACTATAAACCAGGTCAGCATCAAAACCCATTTCAACAAGTTCACTTCTTGTCTTAGTTGTTCTATGAGATACAAAACTAGCATCTTCAATAGACTTAGCTCTGCGTTCAATTAAGAATTCTTCTGGTGGTACAGCTTCTATTTTAACTCTACCAAATGATTCTGTTCTTGTAATAACTACATCATGTAAATTAGGAACTGGTATGTCATCTATTTGATCTATGATCATTGAACTTTGTGTATCTTCTATAGGAGCTGCGTTCTCAATTTGTTCCTTAATGTTCTTTTTTTGTTTAGCAGCTGTTTCGTCTTTGTACTCTGTATGTTCTTTTACTTCTACACCATCTTCATCAAGCAACATTGTAAACTCTGCTTCAGATAATCTTTCATAAGATTCTTGTTTAGTATTTTCTGAATCATTCCAGTATACTTTTACAATACCATTCTTTTGAATAAGGGCATCTTTGAACATACAATACAAAGTTTCAAAGCCATTATTATCTTTATTGAAAATATGATTTAAATAATCAGTTGCTTGTTTTGCAATCTGTACATCTTCTTCTGTTACAGGATCAACCTTTACAATGTTATCACTAGCAGTAAATATTCTAAGTAATGATGGTAGTATAGATTCAATAGTATCAGCTACATCAGTTGAAACAACTTGTGATCTTCCTTCTTGTTCATTACCAAATGCTTCACCAAAATAATATTCAGTTGCTTTTCTTCTTGAGTCAGTAAGCTCTGTATCAAAGTATCCATATGAATTATTAATATGTTCACTTAATATTGCTTTGATTTCAAAATCTGATAGTGGTTTTCCTTTAGCCATTTTATTCCTATACTATATATCTTACATCAATTGGCATTGGCTTTAACCAATCAGTCCTGGTTGGTCCATCTACAGAACAACCATATCTAAATGCATCAGCTCCATGTGATGCCCAATCATGTAAGGGTTTATTTTTAAATGTTTGCATTCGATCATCAAACTGTTTTCTGTATTGTCGCAAACAATCAATACCATATTTACATCTGTTCTTATCAAACCAACAGTTATCTAAATTATTTCTCACAGCTTCGATACCATGATCTACTTCTAACCTAGGACATACTTCAAAGTCTAGTCCTAATTCATAAGCTACTTCTAACCTGGACTTACCAGTACCAAGTTCTCTAGTTGTTATATCATGTGGTGCAACATGGCGACCATAGTTATAACCTTTATCTGATAAAACATTTACATAGTGTGCAAGTGATTCACCAGATGTTTCATAGTAATCAATTAATCTTATCTCGGTTCCAACTCTTTGTGCAAACCAGATACTAGTTGAGTCTCCTATACCAAGATCCCACCAAGTTTCAACATCAACACTAGGATCATAATCCACATCACATATACGATTATCTTTCTCTGCTTGTTGGATTTGTTTTCCATAATAGGCCCCAGAAACGGCAGCTTGAAAAGAACACTCAAACTCCTGTTCATACTGGTCTGATGGCATTGTAAGACGAGCTTCTTCCAATTCCTCAGGGGGTATAACTTCTGTTTCACTAGCTCTATGTAATTGTGCATACCAATCTTCTCCTCTTCGTTTTGCTAAATCATAAACATCCCAGAACTGATTATGCCCCATGGGTGTTCCAATAAATATAACATAGCCAATTTTATCTGCAATAGCAGGTCTGACTACTTCAGTCCATACTCTTGGAGACATTAAAGCATATTCATCCAGGACTACACCATCAAAGCCTAAACCTCGAAGTGAGTCTGGATTATCTGCACCGAATATTTGAATTCTAGATTTATTCCAGAGATCAACTTTCAGTTCTGTTTCGTGACGTTTGCCACCAAGTTTCATTAAGGGATCTGTATATTCTTTTAAATAGTCGTAAGCGACTGCCTTTCCCTGGCGATAAGTTGGTGCGATATACGCCAATCTTGCTTCTTGCTTTTCACATGCAGTCATAATTAAATGATTGATTGCAAATACGGTCTTACCGAATCTGCGATGACAGCAAATAACATTAAATCTTTTTAGTTCGTTATGAATCTTTTCCTGTAAAGGGCGAGGTTCATACGGAATTACTATGTCCATTAGTTTTTCTTTTTACGCCATCCTATTTGAACAGTTAATGGTTTATCTTCATCACCTGATATAGTTTTATTTACAGATGATAGTTTAGAATGAACATATGGAGCAGACTCTTTTGCTGCCCACATCTTTTTTTCAACAGAAACTTTTGGGTTATTCAATAGGTTCAACATATATTTTAATGGTGTTGTTTGACCCATACCTAATTCAGCAGCTAATCGTTCTGCCTTTGTTCCAGCAGTTATACCTTTAGGTCTGCCAGCTCCTTTACGTTTTCCTCCGTGACTCATGATATCAATCCTAATTTATTCATTGTTGCTAGTTTAAGTAAGTTACCTTGGTTTGCATCTATTCTATTTCTACCTGGCATTGTATTCATAGGCTGCGCTGGCATAGTATCAGGCATTCTTTGAGGTGCATTCATAGGCATACTTGGTGGATTCATAGGTTGTTGTGGCATAAACTTTCTTTTTTCTCTTTCTATAAAGTCTAATGGAAACTCTCCTTGTGCAGCTTCCATGATTCTTCTAGCTTCTTCTCCACGAATATTGCCTTTAAATACTTCAATCATAGCTCTGTATAATTCTTGTTCACCAGAATCACCCATAGATAAATCATTGTTTCCAAGATCATAGTCCTGGAAGTCAAATGCTTCATTGATGTTTTTTTCATTAGCTATCATTCCATCAAACTTAGAACCTTCAGCTACAATTTTATTATTCTTAAAAAATGCATTAGGTATACCATCACTTGTTAGAAACTTTAGTGGTGATTCTACATCTTTGAATACTGATTTTACCATATTAATAGATTCCTTATATTGTTAACAGTTCCAGGCTCTAAGAGATTTATTAATTCTAGAGTTTGGATCTCTTGCTGTTTTCTTTGAAGTTAATTTCTTCTTCATACCTTTCATTCTAGCACAGAAGGATGCTCTTCTTGGATTACCCACCTTCTTACTTGGAGCTTTCAGATTCCGTTTCTTACCAGTCTTTGTTTTTCCCTTATTGTAAGATGCACGACCTTTGGCATTCAAACCCCCCTTAGGGTTCTTGCCTTCTTTTCTGGTCCATGCAGGAGACTTAGCCATTACTTACCTACTTTTTTCTGAGCCATTTTGTGTGCTTGAGTAAATGTTTTACCAGCAAGCATAGCTTTCTTCATCATAGCCATATGTTTTGCAGTATGATGTACCTTATGTTTCTTCATAAGAGCTTTTTGTTTTGGTGTTAGCATTTTCATTTCTGTTTTCTCCTCTTACCAGATGCAGTAACAGACCAGCTTACTCTTTTCGGTCCAGTCTTTTTAGCTGCTTCTTTCTTTGTTATTCGTTTAGCTACCTTCTTGGGTCTACAAGCAGGATATGGTCGGCCTTTATCTTTCTTTCCAGAACGACCACACTTCTTTCCTGTCTTAACATCACGCCAGTCCTCCTTAAACCACTTGCGTAATCCCCCCTTATAAGCCATTAGTACTTGCCACCACGCTTCTTATACGTTTTGACAAGCCATGCGTTAGCATAAGCACTAGGATATACCTTGAACTTCTTCTTTGCCTCTGCTTTTACCCTAGAGTATAGGGCTTTATTCTTAGGTTTAGGTGATGCCATTATTTCATAAACTTTCCGTTTTTTTCTTGTAGATATTTTTGATAAAGTTTTGCTCTTTGTGATTTAGAAAGATCTGCTTCGTCAATTCCTTTTACATAAAGATAATCTTCAAAATTCTCAACACTTGTCTCTCCAACACTTACATTTGCACTCATTGGTCCAGTCATTACTTAGTTCCCTTACCTTTTTTCTTCTTTTTTTTCTTTTTCTTTTTAGCTTTTGCAGCTGCAGCCATACCTGATTTAGAGTATGAATACGACTTACCATTTACATTAGGCATATATCTCTCCTGTTATAGTGTTTAAATTGATTTTAAGGTATCAAACAGACGAAAATGCATCTACTTGGTCTTTGGGTACCATATTAAGGTTCCCTGCTACTGTACGCCTCTCTCCGTTGCCTTCATATGGGTATACACAATGCTGGCACCAAGAGGGAAACATCAGTAACTTTCCGACTTCAGGCTTTATAGTCCTTGAAAAGGGTGGTCTTAGCTCTTCCAACCCCCTGGAACTCGTCTGTCCAAAGTGAAATTGTAAGAATCCGTCACTACATCCACTAGAATTGAATAGATTATCAGAGGAATAGTCCTCTCGATCTGCTATTTGTGGCGGAATCTTAGTCCATGTGGTAAATGAGATGCCCATAATGGTATCCGTACCATGATCATGAACTGGATTATAGTCTCTTTCGTAAGAATGTACCGACCATAGGCTATGCATATGGGGTATTCTTTGTAAAGGTTCTGCTCCAATCGTCTTGCAGAACTGATTTACGTAATTCTGTGATAAATTTGCAACAATCTTAGTAAATGGATAGACCAGTTTATCTTCTGAATCAATCTTTAATTGTTCTCCGTGGGATATTTGACCTACTAGTTTGTGTGAGAAGTCCTCACCTTGTTTTTTGTGGCGTTTATCCAGGTATTGGTTCAAACCCCCTATGACCTTTTCAGGTAATCGTGTCTCTAAAAACAATACAGCTGGTGCTGCCTGGAACTTTAATGTTAATTCTGTCATATTTAGTGTGGGAGTTCGAAAGGATTAAAACCCCCACGCCTTGAATATATTGTTATTCGTGTGTGTGTGTCAAGTCTGAGACTTATTTAACATGACTCCTTTTTGTATTAGCACATGCCACAGTATGTCATACGCATGGTCGGTCTGCCAAACCCCCCTTCGTCTTGAATTATGTCTCTACTAGACCTAGACATTGTGGTTTCCGTTGTTGTGTCTGGTGTGTCAGTCCACACGATTACAACACCTTCCGACAGCTTGTCTCTCCTCTACACAGTATGACCAACCATGCAGTAATACAAACAATCAATATGGGTATCATCACAAATTCTCTCTGCATCCAGAATGACAAGAAGAATGACAAGTGGCATGACTGATTCAAGTTCTGATCACAGCAATATCGTACATGACGATCTTTAGGATTACATTACGCATCCATTCGTACTTGTCGTTGGGGAAAAGAATCTTCCTACAACGGGGTGAAGGAAGATTTTTTCCTTCGCAACGACGACGAAAGGATACGCAATGAAACCTCTAAAGATTACGTCACTTAACGACATCCAAGCTGTGACCAAGAACTTCCTCGAATCAGCACAAGCCTTCGAAGATATGTTCGCAAAGATACAGAAGGATGAGAATGTTGTGAAACCCAACGATAGTAATTGGGTTTATATAATGAATAACATTACAGTTGGTGTCTTTCAAAGATTGTTTGAGAGAACAGATTGGCATGCTGAACAAAGAAACAAGTTCAAACAGCAAGCTGAGAAGGTTGTTGAGCAATCAGGTAGTTCTGGATTTCCAGCAGAGATGGCTCAAAAGAACAGAGTTCTGCACCAGACATACCACGAAGCTTACAAGCTGGTTGAAGAATTCATCAAAACAAATGGTTACTACAAATCATGGGATGATATTCCGTCAAGTAAAGATAACTCGAAAGTTCAACCAGAACATATCAAACAATACAATGAGTCTCTAGGTTTATAGCCTAGAGATTCTATCAGGTAGCTGTCAACACCAGGCAGTTACCTGGCCAGAAGAAAGGTAAGTTATGACATACGAGACATGGAACCTGAAAGATAGACAGCCGATAGTGAGAAGATTTACATCTGGTCCTTGGGAATGTTTCTCAGTAAGAATCAGATGGTCAAATAAACTAGGCTTAGAGTATCATGTAGAGTTCGATGATGAGGATAGTGCTGAGCATGTAAGACTTGCTACAGTTAATAATGGTAAAATTAATACCAAAGAATGGCGTACTGTATTCTATCCAGGTAAGAGATGGTTAGATCATTACGCTGATTAGAAAGGATAATTATGAAAAATTTAATAGCTTTATATGTTATTGCAACAGTAGTTATGTTGTTTACATTCAATGCAATTGCAGAACCAATCAATGATATACAAGTCCAAGAATGGGATGATGTATATATAATTACTAATGGCAACAATGAAATTATTGTAGATTGTGTACCAGATGTAGGAACTACAGAAGATATTGAAGGCTTTTGTAATGTAATGTCATCAACATATTGGGATATGTATGAGTAATTTATATAGGATAATTATGATAATTCTATTAATATGTATTGTATGGATAAACTATAGATACATACAGATAGGATGGTGTGAATCAGAGATAGATATAATTAGGTTACAGTTAGATGAAATTCATACCTCTTTAATAAAAGATTAACAACAACAGAAAGGATAGATCTATGAAAAGTATAGTTGTTATATTTGCTTTGTTGCTAAGTACAGTAGCATATGCAGATGATAATCAGTATGCACCAACACAAAATGATAGGATTGTTTTGTATCAGGTGACATCTGAAAACGAGAATGCACCTAAGTACTCTGGATATTACAGAGATTCTAATGGTGTAGTACACCGAGTAGCACTATGGTCAGGAAGAAGTGACAGATACCTAGAAGGTCCAGTTACTTTACCTCAAGTAGAGACTCAATAATAATGGAGGAGGAGAGATAGTTGATGTTTAGTCGGCTTAAAATCTCTCCTCACCAATTTACAAAGGAAAGTAAATTATGAAAGATAAAACTAGAATAGAAGTTTCTAATGATTATAGCAAGTTTAAATTTGTTTCTGGTAATAGACCAGTTGACGATAGACATGTAAACAAACTTGTAAATTCAATGAAACAACATTTCATACCAACACCTATCATTGTAAATTCAAAGAATGAAATTGTAGATGGACAGCATAGATGCCTGGCATGTAAGAAACTAGGGCTTGATGTTTATTACTACAAGAATGATATCAAGTTGGATGGCTTAAGAACTATTAACCAGAATATGAAGAACTGGACACTTGATGATTTCTTGGAATCTTATTATGCATTAGAGTTCAAGAAAGATAAAGTTGGTCCATATACAATCTTTAAACATTTCAAAAAGACAACTAAGTTTCCAAATGCTATTTGTCTTATGATGTTAACTGGTGTTAGAGCTAGACCAACTGATGATTTCAAACAAGGTAACTTTGAGATACCATCAGGTCAATATGAGATAGCACAGAAACAAGCAAAGATGATTATAGAAATTGGTATGTATTATCCAGGTTATAAACGTAGATCATTTATTGTAGCTATGTTAATATTGTTTGATGATCCAGAGTTCAAGTTTAGAAAGTTCATCAAGAAACTAAACTTCAATCGTAGTAAATTATTTCATTGCACAAATACAAATGATTATCTTGATGCAATTGAGAAGTTATACAATTGGGGTAATAAAATTAAATTAAGATTTAGGAGATAACTATGAATAAATTTAAAGTAAAAGTAATAAAAAGTGATGGTGATGTAATCGACACAATAGTTGAAGGTACTGATGGTCCAGAGTTTAATGGAGACAATGGTATGTATAAATTGCTTGATTGTAGTACAATTGAAATAACTGGTGCCAGGTACAAAAATAAAAATTATGATTTGTACATTGATGAAGAAGGAAGATTTAAAAATCCACCTTTTTTAAATGTATCAGCTACTGAGTATTTTCTTGATTGGTTAGATCATGAAGGTCGTATGACAATGATACCAAATATTGTGGGACATGCAGCTCTTGTAGATATGGAGCCAATTAATGAATAAAATAGCTGAACTTAAAGTTAACAAAGGATCTAATCCTAAGTATCATATACTAAGTGAAGGTAATACTAATCCAGTATTATCTACACATAATTTAGAAACAGCAAGAATGGTAAGAGATCAATTAGAAGATGCACACACTTTGTATTTAAATGAATTAGGAATGGGTAATCCTATAGCTAATAGATACTCTATTGTAGTAAACTGAAAGGACAACAAATGCCAAACCATTGGATGGATCAAATAATGACATTGTATGATAAGTATTACAATGATGAACTAACTAACATGCAACTACTAAACAAAGTTGAACAAGTCATGGCTAACTATCGTGCAGAATTCAAAAAGTATGATGAAGCTGTGACAGCTGAAATGAATGAAAGGGCAGAACATGGGCCGAGTTAAAGATTATGCTGTTGATTTAGCAGACGAGTTGATTGATGCAGCAGTACAGAAAGTAAAGAAAGGTTATGATAGATCTAAAGCAATCAAAGATTTATTGAATGATCCAGCTGTGAGAACATTCTTTGATGAAGTAGATATTGATCAAATTATGGACTTTGAATTGGAGACACCTACAGATAACAAAACAGTACAATGAAAGATGAAGAAAAAGAATTGTATCAGTTAGAGGTAGAATGGCGAAGCAAAGAAATCGAAGATCTCAAATGGCAGTTACATCAGCACCGAATGGAGTTGGCGAAACTTAAAAAGCCAAAAGATTATTTGAAGATCTTTGGTTTCAGCTTTGTATTCATAGCTTTTAGTTTGATACCAGGTTGGAACTATGGGCGTAACCTATGGCAGACAATAGCATATTACTTAAATAAAACACTCTGGTCTAACAAAGACTGGTGGTATTGAAAGGAATATCAATGGATGAATTATTAAAAAAGATTACAGGTATTATATCAGATATACATGATAGACAATCTAATCATAGTACAGAAATATTAAAATCTAGGTATGAAATGCTAGAGTTGTTAAAAATACTTAAAGAAAAAAATATAATTGATGGCAGTGAAATCAACAGAATTTATGAGAAAGGAGAAATGTATGAACAATCCAGCAATGAATCCAGAAGATCAGCAGGAGATATACATCAAGGCGTACCCAAAAGTTAAATGGTTAAACCAAGATGGTAAATATATACCTGATGGTATTGAAGGTTATGTACCTATACAGGTAACTAATAGCTTGATGATTGAGATCAATAAGTTAATTGATTATGAATCAGCACAAGCATTGGTTGATAACCCAAGAGTTGCGTTTAGTGTAGTAGCTAAACCATCTTATATAAAATAGAGTTTCTCCCCTGAGAAATGGGTGGTAGGTTTTCCTATATCCTACCACCTACATTAGAAAGGTTCTAAACTATGAGTTTTAAATTAGATCAGTTCATGGATTACATGGCACAAGTAAAAGATAAAGATTGGTTGGATGAACATCTAATCATTGATGG